TAGCTTGGGAAGCTTACGAAGAAGCTTGCCTAATGGACGACTACCTTATTGACGTGGAGTTAATCGATGCCTAAAAAGAAACCTTATTACCCTAACGATTGGAAGGAATACAAGGACGCACACGACTCTTTCTTCATACCTATATCCTATGATGAGTTCATGGATTGGAAGATAGCAGGTTGGGAAATGCAACCCGGCATATCTTGCATGATACGTGAAACTAATAGAAGGACTGGTAAAGTTAAGGAGTATGTTTATGAACGTGAACATGCTGCTAAGAATAAAGCCAGACAGATCATGGACGCAGGGGAGAGTGAGTTCATTGTATGCACTCCTAGTCAAATACACTTTATGGAGCCTGAACCTAATTATGACCCATTTGAAGACCCGCTCGCTTGAAGATATTTATAGTTATGAGAAGGAAGCATTCAATGCTATACCACTAGATCATCCTCGCTATGGTGAGATAAGAAACTTACTAATAGATCAAGTCAATGATGAACTAGATGACTATGACAATACCTTACTCGCTAGTTGAGGAACAATATCAACTTGAGCGTGACCAGAAAAGTCAAGGACTCAAGAATCTAAATGATAATACCATGAAGTTAGAAGATAAGAGCTATGCTTCTGCTTCTGTATATGGTATTGCATCTATTGATACTATCTTACCTAAAGTAGTAGCAAGAATAGATGAAACTAAGAGACGTATTCATGAAGGACATGGAGGTGTTGCATTTAAAGATATTCACAATCGATTAGCGTGCCTTGAATCATTAGCTGCTGCTGCTATATCATGTAAGATAACCTTTGATAAAGTATTCAGCTTTAAAGAGGGTAGTAACTTTGCAGTTAACGTATGTGATTCTATAGGTCATGCTGTTGAAGATGAATGTCAAATGCGATATTATGAGGAAGTAGCTCCTGGTCTCCTTGTTACATTAAAGAAGAACTATTGGCACACGTCAAAAGGTACTAAACAAAAGCTTGTATCTATTCAGACATTAATGAATAAGTCTGATGTAGATAATTGGCAAGCATGGGGAAGAGCCTTACGTGTTAAGCTAGGAGGATGGTTATTAGATTGCATCATGGAATCAAGTGGTTGGTTCTATAAAGAGAACTTACCAGATAAATCAGGACGTAAGACTATTGTATATGTCCTACCTACACCTGAATTCTGTGACATCAAGGACGCAGTGATGGCTAACGCTCAGCTGTTCAGCCCTCTTGCATGGCCTATGCTTATACCACCAAAGGACTGGGATATAAATGGAACACCTGGCGGTTATATGCTCAATGAGGTCATGAAAGGTCATGATCTTGTGAGACGGGGCGAGCGCCACCGTATACAGGGAGAAGATTCCATGCAAACTCCTGTTGACTTCTTGAATAAGATTCAGAAGGTCGGGTATAAACTAAACCCATTCATTGTAGAAACTGCGAAGTTTTTAGAAGAAAGAAGAATTGGTGTTGGTAAATTCCTTCCTGTAATGGATTACCACTTACCACCTAAACCAGTGGATATAGCAGAGAACGAGGAAGCTAGGAAGAAGTATCGTCGTGAAGCTGCTGAAGTAATGAATAAGAGAGCTCAAGAAACAAGGCGTTCTTGTAGAACAAGGATGACTATGAAGGCGGTAGATAGGTTTAAAGATAGAGACAGGTTCTATATACCGTGGTCTTTTGATTACCGTGGGAGGGCATACCCTATCCCAGCTTTCTTAACCCCACAAGACACAGACTTTGGAAAGTCACTGATAAGATTTTCTGATGAATCACCTGTCACATTTGATGCTAATAAATGGCTAGCATTTCAAGTAGCAACTACCTATGGTAGAAATAAAGATACTTGGGATGAGAGACAGCAATGGGTCTTAGATAACATTAGTCTTATTGAGAATGTTGCGAAAGATCCTATTGAACACTTACCTAAGTGGGAAGCAGCCGAGGAACCTTGGCAGTTCTTAGCAGCATGTGAAGAGTATTATCATTGTGTCTTATTAAAGGATCGTCACACTACTGGACTATGTATCAGTACAGACGCTACATGTAGTGGTCTACAGATTCTAGCTGGATTAGCTAGAGATAAATCGACAGCGGAACTTGTTAATGTATTACCGTCTGATAGACCACAAGATGCTTACGCAGTAGTAGCAAATACTTCTAAGGGTAGTATCCCTGAGTACTTGCATGAACACTGGGATCGTAAGTGTGTCAAAAGAACCGTCATGACCATACCTTACAATGCTAAACCATTCTCAAATAGATCATACATAAGAGATGCTCTTAATGAGAAAGGTGTAGATATAAATAAGGATGATCTCACAATCGTTGTTGCTGCTGTACGTCAGGCTATGGCTGATGTTGTACCTGGCCCAATGGATGTAATGAAATGGATTGAAACTGAGGTAGCTAGAGCTATTAAAGATGGGGCTACAGATTTACAGTGGGTAACACCATCTGGATTTATAGTAGTTCAACGTCTAATGAAGAAAGAGACAGAGACAGTAGACCTTAAGTTATTAGGTCGTTGTCGTCTCACTGTAGCTACTAAGGACGGGGATAAGATAGATAAAAGTAGACACAAGGCAGCTACCGCACCAAACTTAATACATTCTTTAGATGCAAGCTTATTACATCTAAGTGTTAAGAGATTTGATGCACCAATCGCTTTGATTCATGACAGTGTATTAAGTAGAGCTACAGATATGGGTCTCCTTGCTACAATAGTAAGGGAAACATACATGCACCTATTCGCTGAGAATGATTACCTAACCGCCTTTGCTGAACAAATAGGAGCAAAGGATGAACCACCGATTATTGATGACCTTAAACCGGAATCAGTAATTGACTCCACTTATTTCTTTTGTTAAATGTACCCATCATTATTTAATAGTTTCTTTGCACCACCTACAATTGTCGTTGTCTCTGAAGAGAGATTAAGGGCAGCTGAAATGGAGCAAAGGGAAAGACAATTGTCTGATATTGACGACAGGATAGAGCAACTCAACACATACCGTGGTGAGTTAGCTAAAGAGATCGAAGCAGCACAAGAGCCGCAATCATTAGCGGAAGCCTTGACTGGGGAATGTGATGTCTAGAACTATTCACAAGACTGACAAACCTGTACCACTTGAGGGATTCCAAGCTATACTATCACCTAGTAAGTTTGGTTATTCTCTTTCGGCTATCGTTGGTGATGACATCATCGACACTTTAGAATCAGAAAGGACTGAAGTTCTTAAATGGGCTGAGTCCAAGTTGAAGAACCCTAAGCGTAGTACTCTCAAGCCAGAACCTTGGGAAGAAGTAGCTGAAGGTAAACATAAGATTAAGTTCTCATGGAATGAGGACAATAGGCCACCTGTGGTTGACACAGAGGGCTCACAATTAACTGATGCAAAAATTCCTTTATATGCTGGATCGACTGTTAAACTGGGCTTCTATCAAAAGCCTTATATTTTACGGGATGGGGTTACCTATGGCAGCTCTCTTAAGTTGGTTGGCGTACAAGTTGTGTCTGTCAAGGGAGATGCTGGCGTAGATACTGGAGACTTAGATGCTGAAGCAGTGGCTGAGTTATTTGGTACTACAGCTGGATTTAAATCATCCGCTCCTAATGTAACACCCACCACTACTGTAGATGACGACGAAGACTTCTGAAAAAGAATCCCTTGAATGGGCTAAGAAAGCCTATGCAAAAATAAAAGCTAGGCATGATAAGCCTATTAAATTTAGGTCCAAGCTAGAAGAGAGCGTTGCTAGTCTTCTTGAAGGGCTTGGGATATCTTACGAATACGAGAATGAAAAACTCAGCTATACTATCGATCATAATTACACTCCCGATTTTAAGCTTCCTAACTATATCTACTTGGAAGCTAAAGGATACTGGGACCCCGAAGACAGACGGAAAATCCTTGCTGTTAAGAAGGCTAACCCCCAGGTAGATTTAAGGATGGTCTTTCAATCACCATATAATACCATTAGTAAGAAGAGTAAGACAACGTATGCGAAATGGTGTGAGAAACACGATATTCCATGGACGTCTTACCACGATATACCCAT